GAAAACTTATTGTCATCTTCTGGGGAGAATGCCCTATCGCTCACCATCTGTGGCGCACCGTTAGGACAGCTCACTGCGGCAATGCCAGCACTCGCCAAGGCCAGAGCATCACACTCGCCTTCTACTATAATTAGTTCTTTCGCATCGTCAGGAATAAATTCAATACCATAAAATTCTCTGGCAGCTCCTTCCTGAGTAAATGCTTTTTCGTTAATTGCTCGCCACTTAATAGCGCTGGGCTGCGACCGATCACCGTAAACGAAACCAATCGCATCAAGCTCACCATGTCCGTTAAAATATCTCTTGCCAGAAATTACTGGCAAATCAATACTTTGCGACCAAAGAATTCCCCGTGCGTTAAAAAAGTTTCTTATTGATGACTGGTCAACAGTAGCGCGAGGTTCAATTCGCGTCACTTTTGGCTCCTTCACATAATTATTTTTAGGACGAAACAAGCTCCCATTTTCGCCACAGTGATGACAAAAATAGAGTTTGGTTCCGTCAGGATTAATTGTTACAGCTAAGGTTTTTTCGTGTTTTTTCTTGCGCGATTCACTGCAAGCTGGACACGCAATGCGACAGTCATCAACGACAGTTGATAACGCTTCTTTGAGATTCATAGATTTTGACCCTTTTGATTTTTAGACCCCTAATTTTTTAATTAGTTCTTTTAGTATCGCTCGTTGCTGGTTGCGCTTTAACGAAATTGTTGCCATGACATCCTCAAGAATCGACTGGTGATCTAAATTTATGGCCGCGCAATCATCACGAAATTCATTCGACAAGATATACCGCATCGCGTCATCGCGCAACTTGGTTTTGCTCGCGCACAGATCGCAAAGAGCCAACCGAACAATGGATTTAAGAAGATTTTTTTGGTTCGAGACACCACACAAATATTTCACTTCTCGGATTATCCTTGTCGAGTCCGTGGAAGATGTGCTTCTCTTTGACTTGTCGATCGTTAACATATATGACCCCCTCCATGCAATCTAAGATGACTGACTCATCCAAATCTGGGCGACGAGAGGCATAGTAGATAGTGATGTGAACGGCAAGGTCACCTTCGAGAAGAGCCTCCAATGACGTTGCCTGTTTCTCAAAAGTTTTAACATAATCTCGCGCCTTTTTGCTCTTAATAATCGCTGGCCGCTTGCCAAACATGACAATCTGTCTTGAGTTCGCTTTGCTGGCTGGCTCACCGTGGACAATGAGATGTGTTGCGCTGTCTGGAATCATAAGTTACAATCACCTTTGAAATTCGTTCAATATTACAACAGGAGACTTTACATGTCACGCATAGGCGACTACATTATCGGAGAACAGGAGGAGGGACGCATGGAAATGGCTGCGGAAAACAATCAAGAGCCAGTGCTGCCAGACGGCATCATGCTGGAAGACCACCACCCCATCCCCGAACAGCTCACTGACCGAAGCGATCTCAACAATAAATTCGGCAATCTGCCTTTCACTGCAATGGCTCAAGGACAAAGCTTTTTACTAACAGGCATGACCGACAAGGAATATGTTGCGCTGCGAGCTAGAGTAAGTCGAGCCAACAAAAAACACACTGGCAGGTTTGCCTTGCACACGGAAAGCCGTGATGACACTGGTATTTCTGGCCGAGTATATAGAGTCGAATGATGTTTACCAACCTTAACAATCTGCCTGATCCAGTCGTTAAAGCTTTGTCTTCAGACGATTACAATTCGGGAGCTGTCAACAGCTCAGTAACAACGCTGATTGATTCCCCACAGATCAAGATTCTGTCTAGAAAGCACAAGGAAGACATAACAATTGATGTCTCTGAGCGCGTCTGGTCGCTTCTCGGAACCTCTGTTCATAATATGTTTGAGGCTCATGCCTCTGGCAATTATCTCAGTGAAGAACGACTCTTCACCGAAGTAAACGGTTGGAAGATCAGTGGGGCTATCGACATTCAAAAGACAGAAGAAGATGGCTCGGTAACTATACTTGACTATAAGTGTACTAGCGTTTGGTCAATTATTTTTGGCAAAGATTCGTGGGCAGAGCAGCTTAACTTTTATGCGTACCTCGTTCGTAAGTGCAAAAACTTGCAGGTGAACAAACTTCAGATCGTTGCTGTCTTGCGCGATTGGAAACAATCCGAGGCTGAGTTTAAGCCAGACTATCCGAAATCACCGATTTCAATAGTGGATGTTCCCTTATGGCTGACAAGTCAGCAGGATGAATTTGTCGCGGAGCGTGTGCGGATTCACCAACAGGCTGAACAAGATTATCTGAATGATGATCCGATTCAAAAGTGCAGCGAAGCTGAGCGTTGGGCGAGACCAGCGAAATATGCGGTCATGAAAAAAGGCAGGAAGCGAGCAGTCAAGTTACATGATGATGAGCTTGAAGCACTTGGGCATTGTGAAACGCTAGGGACAGGGCACTCGGTGGAGTTTCGCAAGGGCGAATCGGTGCGCTGCGAGAAGTATTGCGCTGTTGCGCGGTTCTGTCCTCAGTACGAGTCCGATTTTAAACTAACTTAGGAGAGGGCACTACATGAGCGATGATGACGATAACCACACTTTTGATATGTTTGAACCACACAAGCTTGCGAGAGCGGATGACCCAGACACTAGCAAGGAGGCTGCTCACAGCTTGGAAGGCGACCTTTCTAAACTTAGAGCTGCTGTCCTGAAGGCGATTGAAGGGGCTGGGATGGAAGGTTTAACCCTTAAAGAGTTGCAATTAATGTTTGCAGGAACAACTGGCGGAACTATTTCTTCTCGACCTAACGAGTTGCGAAAGCAAGGGTTAGTCTTTCATGTCGAGGGAGACAAAAGAGGAACGCCCAGAAAGGGCAATGTTATAAGGTCATCGAAGTACAAAAATAATTTCAGAGAAGAAGACGGCAATTACTACCCGTTATAAATGGGTTTAAATGTCTAATGAGGAGGAAAATGTGGTAGACATTCACGCGCTTGGTGCTGACCAAGCGATCATGGGCAAGACCATCGGAATTTGTCGCGGCTTACGTGGCAAGAGCAACGTCAAAATTGCATTCCACACTGGGCAAGTGATTTTCAAATTGTCAAAAGGAAATCATTTTTCACTAACGAATGAGTTGTTTAATCAACTCGACACCAAAGAAATTGTTAAAATCATAGAGGGTCATATCAATGGAAGCGACAAAAGAGTTTAGGCAGAAATGGCGAGCCTTGCGTAATGCCATCAGAGTTCCTGAAAAGAACGCAAAAAACCCACACTTTAAAAGTAGCTATCGTTCTTGGGAAGACACTGAGAAAGCATTGCGAGACGCTAATGTTGACAGTCACTTCGTGACCATCAACAACGACACTCAGGCGGGTGTTGAATGGTGGGTGGAGATCGAAGGGGAAGAGGTTAAGGTCAACACTTGTCTCGTAGATAAAGCTAAGAGAGACCCACAGGCAACAGGGGGATGCTTCAGCTATGCACTACGCTATTGCGTGGCGACTTATCTTGGATGGGGTATGCCTGAAGAAGATGACGATGGCAACAACGCTACAGGGATTGAGGTCGATACATCTTTTGATCCAGTCGCACTGGATGCAGAACTGGCAGCAGCAAAACAGCCTGTGAATCCTGAGCCTGTTCCTGTTGAGAAGTCAGCAGTAACACCCACGCAGGAAGCTGACCTGATCATCGGCGCTATTAATCTGCAAGTGACTGTCCAAGGTGTAAAAGAATTTTGGGCTAACCATGCTGACGAATTAAATCACATGATGCAGCAAGACCAACAACAATATGAGCGCGTTATTCAAGCTTGGAAAGCGCGTGGTTACCAACTACAAACCGAGGAGTCAAAGAATGAACCAGCACAAGCAGAAGCCTAAAGGCTATCCCGAAAAAACCAGTGGTGGTCTGTGGAATCACAACAAAGAGAAAGAAACGCAGCCTGACTTGAAGGGCAGCGTTGAAATCACTCAAACGCAAATGCAACAACTGATCCAGCTCGGCAAGCTTGGACAGGAACCCAAGTTACAACTTGCTTGTTGGATCAAGCAAGACGGTAACGGACAGACATGGTATTCACTGGGAGCCGATGTCTATGTGAAGCAGCAGCAGCCTGCTGCCATAGCACCAGCACCAGCACCAGCACCAGTTGCACCAGCACCTGTTGCTCCTCCACCCATGCCTAGCTTTGACGATTTTAGTGAAGATGGAACTTACTAAGAACGTGCCAATTCGCAGCAAGAAGCTCCTAGCGGCGGCGAGAGGCGAGTCGTGCGTCAACTGTGGTGTCAGCGATGACACCATCGTTGCGGCTCACTACCAAGGTCTAAGGAGCCACCAATATGGTAAGGGCAAAGGGCAGAAGCCTCACGACATTCTCGTTGCTGATCTGTGCCACAAGTGCCATCACGCCTTCGACAGCTACAAGGTTGGCGATGGGTTAGGGCTTGCAAAAAAAATTGACGCAAGCGAACAATTTCAACACTTGATTTTAAAAACCATTGTTAGACGAATCAAAGATGGGGTCATCAAGATATGAAACTTTACTTAAATAAATTGCATGAGATCAAGCAGCTAACCAAGCTGCTTTTTTATCTGCGTGAAATTTTTCCAGCGAGGGTACAGGAAATCACAGACCTTGCTGCTGACATGTCATACGGAATGACTATAGACTTGAAGCCACAGAAAACTAATCGCTCTCGGCCACAAGAAAATTATTATAGAAAGTGGTCGCGAGACTTTGGCAAACACGTTGGTCTGACACCCAACGAAATGCATGAAGAGATTCTGTGCCTGCACTTTGGAAGCGAAGATGTCGAAACACCTTTTGGAATTAAGCGGAGACCAATCCAGCGTAGCAACACAAGTAACAGAGAAGAATATACAGAGCTAATTCAGACACTGGTTCGAGTGGCAGCAGAGATGGACTTTGTCATTCCTGAGCCTAGACATGATGACGCTTGACATTAGATTTTAGATTTGATATTCTTAGGTTTCGTTGCAGTAAAGCGAAAAATATTAACTATACATAAGGGTCAAAAACTATGTCCTATCGAAAGGATAAATCCAACAAAGGGTTTGGCAAGCTACGTGATTTTGTAATCACCGACAACAAGCCCGAAGTCACACAAGACTGCACCAAGCAGCCATCACCTTTTAACAACTTAGAGATCACCGAAGAAACACCTTCGTACCTGCGGATGTTTCCTTGGCTTGAAGAGTTGAAGCCTTACCTGCTTGACATGAAAGCGGGTCAGGGAATAACGATTGATCTAGAGCACATCGGCCAGCAACCAACACATGGCTGGACAGTCGAAGGTCAGCGCTTGCTGATCGACAAGTTTAACTATGCCATTCGGATGTACACTGAAAAACTTGATTTACCTTTGAAGTTTGGCAGTCGTACAGTGACAAGCGATGGCAACAGAACGCTCAAGAAGCATGACCTAGCTGTTGGGGTGAGAGTATTGGCTAAGGCCCAGAAGCTACCCGCTGTCGATTCTCCCAAGAATCAACATGTGCATGACGATAAGCTCCATGAGAACTTTAAGACCAGTGTTACTTGGAGTCGCACGACTTATCGTTACTTGAGTAACCTTAGTAACCGCAGTGGTAAGAGTATCTGGCAAACTGTCAGAGACATTGTTGAAGAGCATATGAATGAGCGCAATTAAAGTAACCATTGAGTTTGTCGGCGATGAGTCGGACGCAGAAGAGGTAGTCGATCTTCTGCGTTTTATCGTTGACGAGATTAAAGATAAACGCACGACCAACTATGAACAAGAGGACAGCAAAGAAAATGACTAACACTACTGCTGACATGTTAAGAGAAAGACTAACGACAAGACGCAAGCGATTTTTGAAATGGCTTAGTAAGAATCCTGATGTCTGGATTGAGTTCGCTAACCTGTCTCTGATGGCTATCGGTAATGGCAGGAAGCATTACTCAGCGTGGCTTATCGCGGCAAGGATCAGATGCGACAGAGAGATTCAATCTAGTGATGGTGAGTATAAGATAGGCAACGAAAGGATTGGATGGCTTGCCAGATACTTCCACCACAAGTATCCAGAGCATAAAGGTTTCTATAAGACGAGACCGATGAAAGAGGAAAGACTCTTGACGGAGTTACGGTGCGAGAGTAATGTAATACCGCTCTACACCTCCAAAGGCTAGGGGTTTCCCTTTTACCCCATAGGCGCTCTAGCGGTAGCGTGGCCGAAACCGCTTCTATTTTGTTACCCCTACCCTTTCATCAAACAGCTTATTAAAACGATTATAGACTCCTAGCTTTAACTCTTCTAAGCGATGCTGCTCTTCCTCTAATCGTATCGTTGCCTCTAACGAGGTAGCCGTAAGGATTTGCTCTCCGATCCTAGCCAGCCTTCTGTTAATGTTACGCAAGCGTTTATCCGAAGAATCCATTCCGCGCTTCATCTGCAACAAAGGTCGGTTCTCCCTAATGTATTCCCCTCTCTCTGCACCTCTTAGAATATCAACCTGCCTGTCGGCCAACATGATGTCTTCTTTTCTATCGTAATACCTTGACTGGGTAATAAAGCCTCGCGACTCATGGTTAAACCTACGCATGATGGGAATGTCATTAACCGTTAAACCCTGTCGCTCCAAGAAATCATCGAAGCTTATCGGGCCATCAGTCTCTTGAAAGTAATCCGCGCTCTCGCCAACCAGTCTGCCCGTCCTCTCAGCAAACATACCTGTGCCACCAATCATAGAACCAAAGTAATGGTCTAGCGCATCAGGACTGATCCAACCAAGTGGGCCGCTTTTAGACTCATCTCCTCCAGTACCCGGCCCTAAAAGGGGAAGCCTGTTAAGAAACCGAGTCGTTTGTTTAAATGCTTCTGGGGTGCTTCTCTGGGACAAGTTAGCAACAGGGATTTGTGGCCCAAACTCAAACGGGGTTGTATAAACCGGAGAGCCAAAGAAATCTTCATTAACGAGAATTTCCATTAGTGGCTTCCCTATCTGGGGGGTTATCCCTTTAGCCGCCCAGTAACCGGGGTTCTCTGATGTCCCAAAACCTACCGGAGAGAATGATCCCAAAGCGGTTGACACAAGTCTTGCCGCAGCGTCTTGTGGGCTTATCAGACCCATAGCAGCCTCTGCTGTATTAACTCCAAGAACGTGCAGGGTGTTATAACCGTAAGGCAATGGAATGGTATAAACACCTTTAGGGTGTCCATCGTAGAAAGGGTTAATGGTTTTCATGATTACCAGATTTCGTTCTTTAACGTAAGGCTCGATATTGGCATAGTAAGTACGCCCATCATCATCCTCTTCACTTACCATCTCGTTAAGCCAAGCAGTCAAAGCTCCCAAGCTTACCATTGATCCCAGTAATCGTTGTTTGGCAGGGGAGGTAAGATTACGCAAGAAGTTAGCTGTTCCCTGAACGCTCGCATTAAAGAACAAGTAGAGCGCATTTATCTTTTCGCCAGAATTACCCTTGCGGTTAAAGTTAACAGTCAGGTTCTTTGCCAAAGACGCAGCTTTTGCCAATGCTTCTTTTTGTGAGTCACCGTTTTTAATAAAGGCATCCCTAGCATTTTTGAAAGTGGCAAACCGTACCCCGTTTTCTATCGCACCATTGAGATCGGATACCCAGCCAGCAATAGCGTCTTTGCCTGCCTTCATGTTGCCCTTAAAGGTTCCTTGAGACATTGCGATCAGGTCATCAATATCTCTAGCGCTCTCGTCAGGAGACCTAACATGGAACCACTCTGTCTTAGCCCCACTCTCTAAATAATCTTTCCAGTCTTGAGCAAGCTTCTTATTCAGCTTCTTTCCACGCAGCCCTCGATATACTTCCCTGACACTAGGGCCAACGTCCCGAACAACCGCTCCTATTAACCCGTCAGTATTAAGGGCTTTACCATCAACCGCATTTTGCTCACCAACCAAATTGCTAATAGCTGCCGTTATGTCGCGTGTAAAGTTAGGAGCAATAAAGCCGGGGTTGTAACTTGTCATTACCGCTGACAAATACCTGTTAACCCCTCTGAGCATCGCCAAGCCCTTGCTCATTTGACCAGCATCGAGACTCATCATCGCTTGCCGTAAACGTGGGTCTTTAAACTCTACAAAATACTGCTTGCCATCTTCCTTTACCCCAAGCAACTCTAACCCTGTAATATCCGCGTACTTGCTATCGGTATGTATCTTCCAATAGTTGTCATTAGGATTCTCTCTAATAAGGTTTAGCATACGCTGTCCGACCACATCGTTTATCGTTCCACGCTTTATGGCATTCTGACGCTGAAAGATAATCTGGCCTAATGGCGGAGAGGCTTCTGAAACACGACCTTTAGCCTTCTCAGTCTCTACGCCCTTAATGCTAAGGTTGTTTGAGCTTTTTGAGATACGCGCATGTTCCTCGATAGCCACATCTTCATCAGGAGATACCCCTCTCAGCGGAGCGTAATACTTGTAATAGCCTTGAAGCTTGTCTAGGGAGTCTTGATTTATTAGCCCTGAATCTTTTAGCTCCTGCAATGTGCCTCTGGTGATGGCATCAAAGTCAGCCGCCAAATCGTTCATAACCGCAGCTTTTCTGTTACCACCCTCCCATGACTGGGTAGAATCATTCCATGTCAGGCCGTACTGGGATCGCATCTGCTGCTTAACGTAATCGTCAAGCAATCGTTCACCATTTAAACTACCAGCACCACCGTCCTGCAAATCAGCTCGCGGCTCTTTGCTTTCAGCATTAAGTTTTCTTACATGAGCATTACGTTCTATCGCATGACGCAACACCAAAAACTCTTCAAGTTCCTGCCGGGTAATATTCCTTCCTGTTAACTTCTCAGCAAGAGGCTTAACTTCATCCTCTTGAAACCTGTTGAATTTATTGCCAATGATTCCGTGCATAGACTCTTCGCCCAGATAAGGGCTTTTGGAATCTTTAAGTAAAGTTAGTCCATGTTGGCGTTGATTATCTTTGATCGCTTTTTCTGTATTCTTCAGATCAATGAGCTTGTCCTGCATTTGGAAAACAATGCCCCTGTCATCAGCACTGCTAGGCGCTTCAAAGGGGAGGGCGTTATTGATATTGCCTTGTCCACGCGAGGCTCTGGTAGAGGCTACATCGGCTACACGATTGTAAGCAGTTGATTCAACTATGTCGGAAGGTTTGCGGCGAGAGGCCAGTGTTTTGACTTTGCGTAGTTCGTCAGCAGCAGCGCGATCAGCTTCCGGGTTACCCCGGACTTCTGTTGCTCCCTTTGACTTGTCCTCAGCAAGAGCTGCGGAGTCTTCGGGTTTGGTTTTTAGCTTTGGCTGTGGTGCGATTGTTGGTTTATCCAACTCCTCCAACGCTTGGTCTTGTAGAGCTGCTGCATCTGCCCACTCAGCAACAGTGGGAACATTAGTCTCTCCCCCAAAATAATCAGGGTCATGCACAAATAAAACAATGTCAGGTTCGCCATTGTTATACCCAGCAAAGGTCTCTTTGTTCCAAGTTTCAGGAGCAAACTCATCATTCCAAGGAACTCGCGCTACTGGGCGAAAGCCAACGGTCTCATAAATATCAGGGAGGTAGGTGTCAAACGCATCCAGCTTCGTGCCGCCAGCTTGTACCGCCGCCTGAAGCATCGCATAAGAGCCACGACTAGGTTCGTTTGGAGAGGCAAAGACGGCAACAACATCACCGTCTGGCATTACTGCAAATCCGCTCCCGCTTGCGGTGCGAAATAGTCTTGCTTCTGCAAGCTCTTCGGGGCTTTTGATTGTTACCTGAGCGCCATACCTATGGTTTTCCATAGCTTGGCGCATATCACGGTTGTAAGATTCCGCATGGGTCGCAGAGTCTACTTCTTCGATCTCAGGAAGAGAAAGATTGCCAGCCTGATATGTATCGAGAGCGGCGGGGTCGGGAGAGAAACTTAGAAGCCCATCTCTTCCATACCCCTCAACACTTCCTCTTTGGTAAGGCCCGGATGTCTCGCTATCGTAGATTCCACTATCCCGTTCCTGAGCTGATCGCCTAAAGGAACGGATGACCCGTTGAGCTGGGCTGAGTCCTCTCCAGCCTTCGAGCGCATCTCCCGGTTCAGCCTCAATTTGACCCTCATCGCCTCGGCGAAATCTTGATCGTATTTGGAAATTGTCATGTAATGCCTCCACGCCTTCGCTAAAGGATTCAGGTCGCGATAAAACGCCTAATTCCGTATATAAATTCTGTTCATGGAACCACAAGATAGCTTGTGCATCCGCCTCTGAAAGTCCCTCTTGCCCTATCTGGTCGAGAACCAACTTGTTAAACGCTTCCATTTGTCGGCGTTCACTTTGATTTCTTGGCGCTCCCTGAACAACTTCTTCTAGCTCTCCAGTCTTCTTATTCCGAACTGGCTTACCCAGCATATCTCCAAATACGCGATTATAACTACGGGTATACCAAACGTCTTTTGTAGTTCCTTCGTATCCGTTTATGTTAAGAGAAAACCTTCCGGTCTTGTCTCCGATCACCATCGCGCCTAGATGGTAGCTGTCTTTTTTACCGCTCAAACCGCTTGGTGGGCCAGATAATCCAACCTCTTTTCTAATGGCGGTCAACTCGCCTTTAGTATGCGGAGAGAGCCACCAATCGCTAAAACCTTGCGCTCCCTTCTGCTCTACTAGCTGGGATATAACTTCCATACCCTTCGCAACTGACTTTTGATACGACCCCCAGCCAGCGCTGGGAATCCCCTCAGAGACCGCTCCTTTAACCGGAGGAACAGTTGGAACAGTGCCAGTACGCAAATACGTCAACATAGCTGCTACAGCAGCTCTTGTATTGCCTATAACTTTCTGGTTGTTAGATGTCGGCCCTGCAATGGCTGACCAAATCACCCTATGGTCTTCATTAGTACGCAAACTTTCTAAGCCGGGTATTTCACTTAACATCATGAAAGCCTTTTGAACATCAGCATCATACCAGCCCTGCCCACTAATGTCACGAGTCATTTGTTGTTTTATATCGTCTGCAATAACCTTTGCAGCTATTAACTGGTCTTCTGTCACAGTGGGGTCTAGCTTGCGTCCGTAGGTTTCTAAATGAGCTTCATTTAGACCTTTGCCTATATCTATTATCTTGACCTGATTGGAAACTTTCGTAGGAGATTGAGCGATACGCTCATCTGCGGCTTGCCTAGCTAACTGAGTCCAACGCTCAACCTTATTTTTTCTTCCCCTAGAAGCAAGCAAGTTGGTGGATTCTGTGCGCGCTGGATCAAAGTTGGCATGAATTGAGCGTAGGTTTTTAGGATCAAAAATTACAACTTCACTTCCATTCCTAAACTGTCTTTCTATGCCAGTGAATCCTTGGTCTTGAAGAATTTGTTTTGCTACCCTTTTAATTAAAAGATTGCTCCTAGCGTCAGGGTTCACACGTAAATGCATAGGATCAGTTGTGCGCGTCCTGTCATCATATTCGGCCAACTCAAGAGCTTTCTGATAATCCTCTTCGTTTGCAATGCGGCCTCTCGCAAATACAGGTATTGTTCTTGCGCCGTCTGCGTTGATGCCGCCAGAGATATACCTTTGGGTATAATCTGGTTCAGAAGATGTATACACTCCCGGCCCTAGTTTGCCAGCAGCAGAGGGAATGAATCGCTCAAATTCCTTACCGCCAAATTCAAATTGACTTGTAGAGTGATACAAAACTCTCCCTGTATCAAAGCCTTGCTCTTTGGCTCTTTGCTCCCATCCAGCATCCCGTGGTGGACGAGGCACATCCCCGAGCGCTCGCAATCCTTTAGCGGTCTGCTGTCTCTGAGCAGCCAATGGCTGTTGATCATCTTCTAATATGCTTCGAGCTTCTCCTACTCCCGCTCTAGCCTGTTCTTGCATCTGGGTCTGCTCTGCTACTCTTAACTCCTCAGCAGCAACCTCAGCCCCTGTCATGCCTTCTGGTAACGGTAACTGTTGCTGAGCCTGTACATCGGGTTTAAGTCGGGCAATTTCTTTATCTAGCGTCTGCCTTAAAGCATCCTCAGAAATAAGTGTAACGCCTCCCTCCAGACTCACTGGGGCTTCTGGGCCGTAGAAGTCTTCATCTTTATAGGAAAAGTTTGAAGAGAGGCCAGAGCCGGGTGGGTACATGGGTTCTCCAACTTGGTCAGCAACCTGATCGCTAACTCTACCTTTTATTGCTAACGCATCTAGGGCTTCCTGCTCAGTAGAAAAAGTCCCAAGAGGCTGAAAGTTAGCGTCCTTAACTACATAGGATTTGCGTCCTCTTCTTGCTAACTCATCACTATAATTAATCTCCCCAATATAATCTGTCGATCCCGACCCTCCTGACTTGCCTCTATGCATCCTCGTTGCTGTAAGTCTGCCGCCGCCTATATCCCCTCCCTCACTAACGTATACCCCTTTAGGTATGTTAAGTCGTTCGGTGAGATAATGTTTACTAAAATCCACATCGCCTTCGTTAGCTGCGCGTGAGGCTAAGGCTGGAGAGCCAACTATCATAGGATCAGCTACAGGTGTAGCTGGTGTACCACCTCTAGGTCTGGCTCCTAGAACCCCGCTGTCAATGTCGTTTACTACTTGGTTAAAGCTTGCGTAGCCTGTGCCTGTTAATGCATTGCCCATCTTGCGGAAAAATTCTATTAACCTTTGCATTAAGTTTAGCGGCTGACCTGCCAAACCAGTTCTTCCTGCTAACGTGTCACGGATAAGCTCAGCAACAGCTTCCTCTTGTTGGATGTCTGGGCTTTCATTAAGATAAGAATCTTGAGCTGCCTGTAAGTAACTAACCCCATCCGCATTAATCTGTCTTCGAGAGACGTTTTCTAAAACCCCCCACTCAGCATCAGTCCATAACTTCATCCGCTTAACCGCATGAACCATTTCATGGTCTACCAGACCACCGAACTCTCTCTGTAGTTGTGGAGTGTCCAGTTGCTCAAAGCCTCTGACCCGATCAGCGCCTAGAAGAATCGTGCGCGTACTGGGGTCGAAAAGAGCCTCTACTTCTTGAGGATCGTCCATGCGAGAAAGAACTTGTGGATCGAGATTGTAAGCTACGTTGATTCCAATATCGTCAAGACCACGGCCTTTTAATACGCCACGCAAGTTGGGCGCAATAACTTCAAGTTGCTCTTTAACCCGTGCACGGCGAGCATCTTCATCGTAGGCTTCGCCTAGATTTTTCAATCGACTTACTGCATCTTCTCCTGCGATGTCAGTGGTAGGCTCTGTGTCTGGGAGGTCAGGAGTAACGGTCTCTGGAGTTATCTCTGACAAGTCAGCAGTAGTGGGGAGGTCACCGGGAAGGTCTTCTGGGGGAGTTTGAGTGGGAGTAAATATAGGAGTCGCTGCACCGGAAACACCACCAAGAGTGCCTCCAGCAATACCCGCCATGTAAGCGGCTTCGCCATATTCAGCGTAAGCCTCATCCGACATAACGTCTAATCCAGCTTGCGCTCTTTCAATAATTTGTTGAGAAATTTCAGTCGGTATTTCAACCGCAGCTCCGCGAACTGCGCCTTTCAAACTGTCTTGTGCAAGATTAACAAGAAAGGAAGACGATCTAACGCCTCTAGGTTTAGGTGTAATTCCAAGTATTCTGGAAATTATAGACCTTCCAAAAGTCATGTAAGTACCGAAACCTTCCGCTGCTGTTTGAGCAGCCGCAGCTAAAGCCGCGCTTTCAGTATCAATTTCAACAGGTCTTCCTTCTGCAATATCAGTTTCTGCCTGCCGCTGAATATTTTGAGAAAATAACTGTGGAAGAATTGCGGAACCAGCGCCTATAACACCCCCTGCAATTTTAGCCGCAGGGTGAGGAACCATCCCTAGAAGGCGGGAAAGACCACCAACCAACCTGCTTCCTCCAAATGCTCCAGCCATAGAAGCAAGGGTATTGGGAGCCTGTGAAGCTACTACTCTAGGGATTGCCTGAAGAACTTCTCCTCCAGCCCCAACAAAGCCTTCCTCCTCGTAAGCTGTCATAACGTCAGCCATCGTTGCTGGCCTGCCTAACCGCGCAGCAACCTCATCACCTTTAGCTATCGCCTCTAACGCCGCCTCTTCAGGATCGGAAAAAGATTGTGCAAAAGCAGGGTAATCAATTTTTAAACGCTCAACCCCTCGCGTCCATTCGTCCCCAATAGTGCTATCGAGAGCAGAAGGATCATCGACAACATCAGGCTGCGATGGAACGCCAGACAAAGAAAACCCCTGCTGTGTAGCAGGGGCAGAAGGAAACTCACGGCGTAGAACCTCTTCAATAGATTCTGGTGACATGTCATCAGGAAACTCTACTTGGGTAGGTTGACCTCCTTGTATTACCTCAACTATCTGCGGCATTAGGACTGCGGAACCACATATCTAAATGTGCTAGGTGATCCTTCTGGGTTTCTTACGAGCTGACTTTGATAGGAATCAGCTCGCGTGTCCATTAGAGTGCCCACATCACCCATCAGCATATTCATCAACTGATTAAAAACTTGGACTTTTCCTTCGGTAGTTTCGGTTCCTTCTATAAAAGTATCCTCCATTAAGTTCTCGACTGCTCGCATAGTAGCAACCTTTAACGTATTGTAATTTCTAGCGGTTAAACCGCCTTCGCGAACCAGTTGCGCCCTAACCTGTCTATACCCAGCATCAGCTCTGGCAATTTGAGCTAATGACTCCAAACGATCCTTAGAGCCTTGGGTTTTTTCGGTAACCGCCGCAGCTTCTAACGGAGCCACTGCCGCCTCACCCTTTGCTAAAGTATTGCTTGCCACTTTTACGGCCTCATCCATTCCAGCGCCCATATCGCCTTTAGCAATGCCAGCACCAAGAGCTGCCATACCCAGATTAAAAGCACGACTTTTTGTTTCTGCCCGATTTTGGGCAATCAGCGAGCGCAAACTTTCTGCACTTTCCTGCTGGGCATCACCAAAGGATGCGTGTTCCTCTAACAGCATATCCATCACCTCGTTATCCGAAGTGCCGCCTACGGTAGTGCCGCCTGCTGTGTCGATTATTTCTAATCCCTCTCCTTCAGCTTCATCTAAGCTTAAACCACCAGAAATGTCTGCCGGAGCCATAGAGGCCGTACCCGTATATTCCGTTATAGCTCTGGCTGAGTCTGCTGTTATAGCACCCTCACTTGTTTCCTTTATCTCGCCGTCGCCATCAAAAAAAGATGTTATTTTTTCCATCATGTCAGGATGAGGTGCATACAGGTCTGGCATATATTCACCAAGTCCATCCTTAATAGAGCCGCCCAGTTCTTTTGCTGCTTCAACCATATCAAAGTTTTGCGCCCACTCTCTCAAGCCCAGATCGTCACCTAGATAGTTTTTAGCGGCGTTGTAGGCATCGGTTCCGCTTTCAACCATATCAAAGTTTTGCGCCCACTCTTGAATGGGTTGAGAAAGCCTTGCCGCAGGCTCTCTCACAAATCTATCGTAAGCAGAACCTACGTTGCGTAGACCTTCTTCTCGTTGTAGGGGAGGATCGCGTAGGTCACCTGTACCCAAAACAGTAGCAAAGTCTAAAACAGCCTCTCCAGACGCTGGCCCTAGAGTACGAAATACGTCACCAACTTCTGTAACTCCCTCACGCAATTCCAACCCAGCTCTCTCTCCAAATGGCATCTTCGATTTAAAATCAGAGTCAAGATGCCTGTAAGGGTATCTCTCTTCATCGGCAACTAATTGGTTGAACCGATCACTGGCCTCTTCCCACCTAGTTGGTGCGTCAATGTCACGGCCAGTTCTTTGCTCATACTCTATCTCAGGGCTAAGACTTTGCCCTTCCAGTACATCTAAATAATCTAAAGGCGCTACCTCAACAGGCTTTGCTTCGGCGTTATCAGTAGAAACATTTGAGGCTGGGCTTTGATACTGAACGCTCCCAAAAGCAGGATGATTATTACCCATAAAATTTGACATAAACCCAAGTTGATTGGGGTTTGTTCTTCCAAGGTACTCTAAGTCAGCCACAGAAAAGTTATCGGGATTTTCGCCTCTAGCCAAAACGACAGCTTCTCCGTTTCGCAAATCTTTTAAGGAGCTAGGAACCTGTTGTCCTTCCTGCATCCGTACAACACCACCTGTACTTGCGTATTGAACTCCCATCCCTGCCAGCCCTTGTGGGGCATCACCCACGGGGAACGGAGGTGACGAGGAGTTAGGTCGAGCAGGGACAGGAGAATTTGGAAGCATACCTCCCATGTTAGGTGAAGGCATAGGAGGCATGTTAGGCTGAGGAACTGACGCACCTAGACCTTCCGCCATGATTTGATCTCTTACAGTGGTTGTGGGTTGAGGCTCACTAGCTTCAAACCGATCACGCATATCTGTTCTTCGTTGTATTTCTGACAACACCAAAAACTGAGGAACTTGCCCAGAAGGAGCAGACATTTCCTGTTGCAACGCAGCATCAGGTAAGCCTTTAATAATGTCTTCTTGCTCAAGTATGTTCATGAGCCACCTCCCCAGTTTCCGCCACCACCCCAGCCACCAGTAGCGCCGTATAACCCAGCAGCACCAAGGCCAGTTCCGAGAAGTTGTTGAAAGCCAGAAGGCTGGTCGCCATAAGAGCTTTTGTACTGACCCGGACCTACAGGCACTCCTCTTAACAAGCCAGAGTAAAGGTTAAGCTGCTCTCTGGGGAACGCCTGTTGACGTAAGAAGTCCTGATAACCCATATCAAGACCTTGTTGAGCAAGCCCTCTACGCCGCTGTCCAGCAGCCTCAAGTTGCCCAAGTCGATCATATTCCATTGACTGACGAGTTCCCGCCAGACCTGCTGCCTGTCCTGCTGCCGCACTACGCCTGTCTACATCTCTACCGAGCGTATCAAAGCCTCGCATAGCAATGTCAGCCTGCTCAGCTAGACCTTGCCTGTTAAACTCTGCTCGCTGCATATCTGCCAGACGGTCTTGTTCAAACTGTTGTCTTGCTTGTCCTATGTCTTGAAATCCAGCCTGCCGATTAGCTTCACCATATTGCAAACCTGCTTGCACATTAGCCTGCTGACGTTGAAAGTCAGAAGCTCTGTCTGCATCAAAAGCCTGTCGAGCCTGCATATAGTTTTCCATATCTCCGCGAGACTGAATGTCTTGCAGTTGCTCTCCAAGATTTCTTTCCCGCTCAGACTGCATGATTCCTTCACGATAACCACCAAGCCCACCGGACATAGCAGCTTGAGCCGCTATCTGATTTGCCCCTTTTTCTGACTCGTCACGGGCTAGTCTTTTTTGACGGTCAATGAAGGTCTGTTGGTAGGGGTTCATATAACTGCTCAGAACACCTGCGTCACTAAACTTATCTAGCTCAATGTCTGAACGAGCCAGATCATCTTGAGCTAACAGATAGTCATCTTGCTCTGCTGCGGTAGTAAAATCTCTACTCGTCAAATCAACATCAGCAAACTCTGGCCGTCTGGCTGCATACTCACCTACGTCCTTGCCTAGCTGCTCTGTAACTTCGTCAGCTTGCAAGGCTCGTTGATAAGGACTTCCAGCCATCACTTCACGCATCGTTCTCTGCGATTCCGTAAAGCTTTCAGGAGTGCCTGCTAATGCCATTTCCTCGTAAGCTTGCTGAGCGCCAGCTTCATAGGGATCAAAATCCGCTATTCTTCGAGAAGGATAAGTTTCATAGCCAGTTAACGATTCATAAACACCACGACCTAAAAGGTCTTTATAAAAGGGAACTAGCTCACTAGGTAATTTTTCAACCTGTGTAACTGTACTGTTGCTACCGCCGCCGCTGCTGCCACCCATTATATGTCCACCTCTACTAGAGTATTGACAGGCTCAAAGTTATGACGCTTCCAAAGACGTACTATAGAGTCTCTTCCAAGACCTTGTATCTTTGTTGCTCCATGAGCTTGTAATAATGTTTTAAATTTTTCAAATTCCGGTTTCTTCGTTATCCATCTGCCAGCAATCGAAGTGACAAAAGCCACTCGACTCATTGGGTAGTTAGTAAAAGAAACAGTAGCACACCCTCTGATGTGCTGGTCTTTATCCGCAGCCACTACCAGTAACCATTCTCCGCTAGTCAAATAGGACTGAACATGGTCTGCGTTATAGTCAGGCTTAACGCCTTTGTTTTCTGTGCCTTTCTTTAAAGCCGTAGCAATATATTCTTTTACATCAGGCCAGATTTGCTGAATGTAGTTAGGCTTAACGTAGGTAATTGTGAGTTCGCTCATGCAGGCATTACCTTTGACAAGTCAAGAGGAGCTGGCTGTCTTCCGCCAGAGCGAGCAAGTCGCACATTATCCATTACCTGATCAAGCACATCTGCGCCTGCGTCAGAGTTTCCGTCTCCTAGTCCTGACACCACATCAGCAGCAACAATATACTCACCCGGAGATACTGCCACCTGTTGATCTTCTCCGATCATGCCCATGACCTCATCAGCCATGCCACCACTGGAACCTGCAATCATTCCTTCTGTTTGTGCGTCTGGAACAATAGACTGAAGAACCGCGTCTCTTAATTGTCTAAATTTTTCTATTCCATACTCGTCGATAAACAAGTTAATTACTGAATCTGCGTCTTCTATATTTCCTCTAATGGCTTCTACCGTCATAGTTACCAGATCGTTGTAATCTACTTCTGGCATCTCTTGCACAACAGCGGTCTCTTCAACAGCTACCATTTCGGGAGGGATTTCCTGCATCATCTGAGGATTAACCGGAGCATCAGCCAAACCACCCGCAGCCAGTTCCACCGGACCCATGCCTGTCATAAAGCGTCTTGTCTGTCCTCCGCCACGATAACCCATCATCTGGGCAATTTCTGACTCAGACATACCTGCATAGTCACCCGGAGTGATGTTTGCTGCTGCTTGCGCCTGTGCGTCAATTACATCTACTGGGTTGGCAGCTTGTTCATAAAAGCCTGCTACTACCGCCTCGTCTATATCTAAAGCTTCTGCTACTTCTGCCGCAGAAACTCCTTGAGACATAGCGACCTGAGAAAACTGAAGCGCTTGCTCTTGCGTATAGGGAGGCTCACCGAAAGTATCAGTAACGTACTGTCTTATCAGACCAGAACGGTTTCCGGGTTCGCTTGCATCTTCTCCCGCTGTAGCATCCGCAGCAGCTTGTGCGTCAGCAGCAGCTTGTGCGTCAGCAGCTCTGTCGTTGGTTATAGTTTCAATTTCATTAAGCACATCATCTACATCAACATCGTACTGGTCGGCTATGTCCTGAGCAGTAAAGTCTCCACTCACTACTCCGTCTACCAAAGCGTTAATGTCTTCTTGGGTTACCATGAGGTTATTGGTTCCAGCAACACCAGTTATGTCTCCACTGGCAAGAGCCTCATCCCGTTCAAGAGCGGCAGTGGCAAGTCGATCATCCATGATCCCTGTGTATTCAGCTATAACGGCATCTTCATCTAACCCATAACGCGCAGCTACCTCAGCGGTAGTAGTTGTCCCGTCAGCAATCATGTCTACTAAAAGATTTCGATCTTCATCTGTAGATGTTGCTGCGTTAGTTCCAAGAGCAGTTCCAGCAAAAGGATCAGTGGTGGTATCTGTTGTAGTTGTAGTGGTGTCATCGCCTCCACCAGACATAGCCGCATCATATTCTTCTTTTGTTATATCAATATCCCACTGCGTTCTACCCATACCCTCAACAGCCTTGTAAAGCCATTGACCATCTGGGCCTTTGTATTTGTAATAACTGGTGGCTGTTATATCAGTAGTATCAGTAGTGTCAGTCTCGGTAGTTTCTAAAGAGTCTAGGTAGTCCTGATACTGAGTTGCTAGGTCAGAATCAAAAGAACCAAAGGTTCCCATAATAGCCGCCTGACCTTCAGTGCTGCTTAAATCAAATAGCGTTTTAATTTGCTCTAGCTCATCGTCTGTTAGATTTCCGTCACCTAACAAAGAAGCAACAGTAGAGTTGCCCATAGTATTAGTAAATGCTCCTCCGTCCGTAGTGGTAACCAGATTGCCGTCAGCATCATAAAGAACAGCGGTGTCATCATCGTCATCTACTATGATTGTTGTGTCAGCAAAATCAGCAGCAGCTTTGCTGTCAAAATAGCCAGTTGGACACACGCCAGTTATGTCTGAAGGAGACGTAGAATAAGTCCCATCACCATTAGAGACATAACAAGTCTTTTTAAGAGTGGCAGCAGGCGCTGTTTCACTAGAGCCGACAGGACAGCTTGGATTTACACCCGTAACTGGGAAAGAAGCTCCCCCGTCTTCAGGATAACAAGTAATAGTGCTTTCGCTGTACTCGTTATCTTTTACTGTCTTGGTCTCTCCGGTTTTTGTATAAATGGGATTACCATCTTCGTCTACCGGAAGATTTCCATCCTTATCTCTTTCATAAACAACAGGAGTAGGAGCGTTTCCTGTGTCACCACTTAACAAGCCAGCTAAATAGTTATTTGCCCCAGCTCCAAACAAGTCAGCGTAGCGCTCAATAGGACGATCTTCTATGTGGTCAAAGAACTGAAACTCTTTTTCAAAACCATGCCGATAATCGCCCGGAGGCTTTTGCTTATGAATTCCTCGCAAGAAGGACTGTCGTTCTGCCCCAGACCCCTCTTCAGTGTCAATAAAATAACCCCCATCTGTAATTCTGGTTCCTACATTGTCGATTGCTTCTTGCATATTTTTTTGTTTTGCTGCGTTTAGCTGCTCTTCAGAAGAGCCACCCCCAGCAGTGACGTTATAAGGATCAGCTCCTTTTGCTAATACGTCTGCTGTGGCAGCCGGAGTGGTAGTAACTACGTTCGCTATAGCATCGTTTTCATTTTGAAGAGTGAAAGCATCATTACCTTCAGTGATTCCTGCTGAGCCAGAACCAACTCCATGTGCTGGATCGTTGCTTCTATCGCTAGTTCCTTGGTAGGGATCGAAATTATCCGAATAACTCGTACCCGTACTACCTTCTACATAAGAAGAGTTGTAAGGAATCGCATCTGGGTTGTTGCCAAAAAAGACTTCATCATTAATGGAAGCTTCATACTCTAATCGAGCTAGTCTTTCCGCCTCGGTCTCACCACCATTAGCCATTCCAACAATACCGCCTGAAGCATAACGTCCCTCATAAGGGTTACTGGCATAACGATTGCCTCCGCTCATTGGAGGAGGAGTACCCATTTTGCGTCTTCGGTCTCTGTCGGCTACACCAACAGCATTGTCAAAAACATCCTGCCATTCCTGAGCATAAGCTGTATCAGTTGCCTCGCCTTCCTTACGCATTTTTTCCATGAATTCTTGTTGATCTATCTGGGCCGTAGTACCTAGACCCGTAGCTATAGGCAGCATAGAGGAAGGACTCATGAGCTGCGTACCTGCTGCGGCAAGACCTTCTCTACTGGTAAAACCTCTGCCCATGTTTCCTAAATTTTGTCCAAATGTAGCTGGCGGTGCGTTTTGCAACCCTTTAGCCGCATCTAGATAAGCAGTTTGCTGGGGAGAAAAAGGAACCACAGCATCTTTGGCTGCGGCAGTTAAGGGGTAACCGGGAACAGGATTCCCTCCAATTATTGCTGAACCCAAATCAGGTGTTGCTTGGGTTCCTAAATTAGCTGTAGCCCCAGCTAAAGTATCAGCTTGACTAGCTGCTTTTCCAGCCTCGCCAGCAGCACCAAAAACCTTACCTAAACCAAATCCTGTTACGCCACCTATTAAACCTTTCTCGAAATCTCCTGTAACTGCCCACGTAGCTAAACCAGAGCCTAAAGCTCCAGCCAAACCTGCTCCCAGTGTTCCTCCTAAAGCCGCTGTACCTAACGTGCTTCCAATCATCGGTGCAAGCAATGGAGCAAGCATCGGCAGAAACGCTTCTGGCTGACCAGTGTCAGGGTTAATAGTTAGCTGTCCTGTCGGTGACATAGCTGCCAGACCGCTGACCTCAGCGGGATTCATGTGGACAAGCTGGGTGTCACCAAACCTTCCTCTTTGTGCTAACTGATTTGCGGTGCGCTTTAATGGCGGCTGCATATTCATATTTGTAATCCTAACTGGTTTCCACGCCAAACAGGTTAAAACTCATGCCAGTACCGCCAGCATAAACTTTAACCACATCAGCTTGGTTAAGAGTCATTCCGATAATTATGGCAAGCGAATCATTCGCTGCCACTTCTTTGTCGTAATAAAGATATTGCTTGTTATCAGCGCCTGCTCCTGCCACATGGACAGTCAGGCGGAAAGTCTGTGCTGTTCCGTTGCGGTTACACACCACCAGAGAACTCACAGTCGTTAAATTAAGATCAGGAACCGTATAAAGTGTTTCTGTTGTCGTAGCTGCGGCATCAAGCTGTCCCAGTACCTTAATCGCATCAGCCATTAGAAGCCCCCATCAGCAGAAATTGAAACCGCTTCATTGCCAATGACTCTTCCTTGCTTACCTTTTGATTTATTTCAGTAATGTTATCCTGAACATCGGCAAAAGAACGCTCAATGGTTCTTCTCAAAGTAAGCTCATTCTGGAAGTCATACGCAGTATTTGCCGTAGGCAATACTACTGAGTTAGTTTTTTGTGCCACTAACGCCTCCCGTCTGGTTTAACGTCAAACCTCATCTGACCAAGAGTCCATCCGTAGCCAGTCCCTGTACTTGCAAACCTGACAATAGATTCACGGGTACGCGCTCTTATGAATGACTGGTTAGTGGTATTAGTAACCGTACTTGTTGCCAGCGTGGTACTGGAGTTAAGAGGAAAATCTTTTCCTTTTAAAGTAACCGTCATTGCTGCGCTGCCAGTAGCTCCACGAAAATGAAAATCAGGAATCATGCGGTTTACAAACATGAACTCTTCGCCATCTCCCATTTCAATACCCCCTGACTCAATGTAGGCATTCATAGCACCGCCATCATCGTCATAACCATTCTCATGGTTGTACAGGTAATTCTCGTTACTGGATACTATATTAGTAGCCGCAATCGGAAAGGTTCTGGTGTTTGCAGGTATCCACGCACCTCTTTCCAAGGTTCCTACTGCCCACGAATCCTCAAGGTAGTTGTAAGAAACGTAGTTAGTACATTCTGTGTTACCACTACCAACCGGATAGAACCAATAGACCTCTGAAAAATCGAGACTGGCAGTAGCAAAAATTTTAAATTCTTCTGAAGCGTTAAGATTACTAAACACATAATCCAGCACGGTACATTTAAGCCGCTGTATTGCTCCGTTATAAAAGTAGAATCCTCCTCTGTCCATGAAGAACACCATATCGCCAGCATTGGTAGCCGCGTTAGGTGAAACCATCGACAAGCCTTCATTCACCACATCAAACTCATAGGTAAAAGGCGCTCCAGAGAACCGCATGGAGTGAATACTGTTGTTAGTAAAAATCAGTATTTCCTGCCGCGTTTTGATGGCTCCAACGATATAAGAACCCGCAGTAAGTGTTACCCCTCCAGAGGTATTAAGAGAGGTAGGAGTCCAGTCAAACGGACTTTCTTGGTCAGACCAACGCACAAACAACGGATCAAGTGTTGCACTACCAATAGGGGTGCAGCCAAAACAAATCGTATGACGATCTGTATCTGAGACCATTACCTGCAACGCAAGAGTGGGAGGACTTACTGCTCCTGCCTTGTCAACAAGAGCAACTCCTCTTGTTCCTGTGCCTACGCTTTCGTCCCAGTAGTAAACACCACCACCACGAACACAGAAAAGAAGATCATTACCGAAAGTGTCCTGACTCCACAGCCTAAGCTGATTGCCAGCACCAATAGGCGTTGAACCTCCCCAACCTCCGCTACCCCATGTGCCTGCTCCGAATCCAGAGGCAGAGACATAGGTGTTAAGACCTGTATTTATCTGATACTCGCCAACTACAGCAGCCCCACCGTTGCCCGTGTCTAAGGCATTGGCTGTTACCGTAACTCCTGCTGTGTTCTTAGCTGTAATAGTGTAAATATTTGCATCGGTAATAGAGGCTATCTGGTACTCCTGATTAAGCACCGCAGCAGTAATATTGCCGCCCAATGTTACAGCCCCAGAGAAAGTTACAAAGTCGTTAACTACAGCGCCGTGGTTAGTGTTAGTAACAGTCAGCGTTGAAGAGCCATTAACAGCCCCAAAGGTTACCGCTCCAGCAAGCGTAGTAGTTCTTATCGGGGTGACATCGTTATAACCAGCACCCAGATTTATATAAAACTTCAGGTTGGTTCCAATTCCCAGATAGTCAATAGCCGACTGAGCTACCCAGTCTAACAAAGAGCGACATACGCCTAAGAATGCGTTAGCTGAATACTTTGCCCATCCGCCTATCTGTTCAGGTCTGCCCTTACGAAAGCGGATTTTGTCAGAATCATACCAACCACTACCAGCAGTTAGCTGGGTTCCTTCCTTGTCTATTCCGGGCTTGAATTCGTACTTAACTAGCATCTACTACTACCCTTGACCTGTTAACAAGATGAGCTGCCTGAATATCTTTTTTGTTTTGACCAGTATATTCAACAGCGTGATGATGTTTTAAAAGTTCTTTACACAACCATTTCTTGCCCACTTTAAAATCCCCAAGGTATCTACCGTATTTGCCTTTTTCATGGGTTCTCAAAATGACCTTTGTACCTACTGGCATAAAGGCTTCTACAAACTTTTTAGCTAAAAGCCCGAATTTCTTTTCTGTTTTGTCACGGGTACGAGACTCGGGAGTATCAACTCCAAACAAACGAATGCGGCCACTACTCCCACGAATAACGACATTCCAACCAAGATCAACATCAACATCGACAGTATCTCCATCAACGATTTTTACAACAGTAGCTTTGTACTCATACATAGGTATTTGTCTTAATCATATCAGTTACTTCCAAGGCTCGACCTTTTACTTGCTTGGCCCACAAACTGTCTAAAAACTCTACGCTTGCTAAGTTATGGTTGCCTGACTCCATATGAGCAATAGCTTTTTTGAACTTAGAAAATCGAACCCGGCCCAGATTAAAGTGCATATTGATAATTCCGTCACGCCTAGCCCCATCTTCCAGATCATTAAACCAAGGGTATTCCTTGGCTAATTCTGCAATTGTTCGAGCTACGTCATTGCTGAGCATATAGTCTATTTCTGTGTCGCTTATGCCCATGCCTTTGTTAGGGCCATCAGGGTGGATATTCCGTCCCGCGCCAATGTGCCAAGTACCAAACTGATCCTTATACGCATGGTTTTTAACGCCTTCATGACGCTTGAGTTGTGCAATTAACTTGTCCATCTTAATTTCCGTTATGAGAGCTTCCGAAGTAGAAGCTGGCAATGCCACTAACAAGACCCCCAAGATAACCAAGAACGAGGTTGACAATAGCATCGTCATTGCTTTCAGGAGCTTGTAGCGTAACCATAAATATATACGCCAAAAACCCAACCATTGCCAAAATTGCAATAAGCTTGGGCGTAGGGTCTTTAGCAAAAGTCTTTCTTGCGTCTTGCCTATCTTCCGTTTCAAGTCGAAACCCCTCGATATTCGCAGTGAGCTTTTTTATCTCTAATTCTGCGTCTTGCAGCACTTCGGCCTTTTCTGGTTCATTCTCAACCACTTCTTCAATCTGTTCTATGCTGGAGTTTTCTGGCATTCCTAGCTTTTTAGCTGCCAGCTTAATTGCCATTCCCGCAATAGGATTGCTGCTGGTTACTGTTTTAAGTAACGTAGGAGCCAATGCTCCTAGTAAACCTTTAAGTTTCATAAAAGATTAGCCATAACTTGATAAGAGCTTCCACATTACTAACCACTTTTGTCAGTTGCTTCAGCCTCTTCCTCCTCGACAATTTCGTCAATAGTATCGCAAACATCAGGAACCGCTATGCCAGTTGTAACTTCAGTAGCTACGCGACCTACAGCCCTAATACCTTTATAGACTCCAGAGCAATACAACTCTTTATTTGCAATCATCTCTTCTGAAACTGTGCAAGAGCTTAACCCTACTAACCCCACTAATAATAAATTACGCATTTTGAGATTTTCCCCGTGATAAAAATTTTAACAGCCTCTTCTTGTACCCCGGCATAAAATGGTCAGATATGGCTTCTTTTTTAGCGCTCATAAAATCCCGCCTCTTTAGCTCTGAGGAAGGATCAACAAAGTCATCGCCATTGTTAGCATGGAATATGATGCTTTGACTGACGCTAGGGCCATAACAAAGGCGCGGTATACGCGCAACCAAGTCACTTCCTGACACCACAGACACCTGATCTTTTAAGTTCATTGGACGCTTAAAACCTTTAAAGAAAGTATTAGGCTTGCCAAAGGTAACTAACGATAACTGCGTGTGTTTCTTGTGTATTTTTGCTGCTGACAACTCAGCAAGAGCGCCACCTAAGCTGTGTCCACAAATCAACGTAGGTTTATCGAAATCAATATGCTTCTTTATCTTGCCCCAGACAGAGGCGTGAGCTGCGACAAAACCTGAATGGCATAGCCTGCCTGCATAGGGAACAGGAATTGCACTAAGATTAAACAGCCAGTCGCGTAGCTGTTGAGTGCCGCGAAAACAAATAATGTCATTGTGTTTTCGTTTAACCACAAACGCAGTGGTAGAGGTAAGTCTTGATTCTATCTTTATGGCGTTTTCTATCTCGTCTTCATAAGCCAAGGCCGCATACTTACAAGCATTTTCCAGTACATACCGCTCAGCTTTCGCCATATTAATTACTCATTGTCATTAAGTGGATTGTCTAGCATTTGTTGAATTCTACTTTCCAGATCGTCTCGTATCTCTCTTAATTCTAAGTCTACATCTCTAAGTGTATCGTTTACCCGCTCTTCTAAGGCATACACATCGTCTCTAAGCTCTCTAGTGGTATCTGCCACGGTATCCTCTGCCGTCCTTGCAATGCTCTCAGACTGCCTCACATCGCTTTCTATAGTGTCTATCTGGTCATTAATGTTTGCCAACATACGCTGATTCTGGGCTTGCATAGCATCGGTTTCATTTCTTAGCGAGTCTTCTACTGTATCAAGTATACGAGATTGGTCTGTAAGCCGTGTTTCTAGGACTGCTAAAGCCTCATCGTAGCCACTAAAGTCAGGACTGACATACTCAGTAATGGCGGTCTCAGCATCAATTAAGCGCTGGTATACTTCAAAGCCGCCCCACATAGACCCACCAATCGCCCCCAAAAGAGGAACTATAAGGAGTATCTTGCTGCCGCTTATCGTAGCTCCGCCAAACTCTAATTCTGTCTTATCGTTCATACTGTTGTCCTACCAAGTCCTGAAAGCGCTGTGCGCCCTGTCCTTGCAAGGCTCTTACATTTCCATCTACAGGCGCATTTCCACCGTATATTTCTCTGGACTGATACCACTGCTGCTGATCAATCAAGTCTATGTTGTACGCCTCTACGCCTTCAACTCTGCCCATCAGGAGAATGGTTAAAGACTGATCGTCAAATCCACCAGAGTCTTGCATTCCCTCTAGCTGTGAATCTTGAGCTTGCTCAATCTCTGCACTGGTCATAGTTTGTATGGCGTTCTCAGCCCTGCGAACAGTCTGCTGCTCTTCTACGCTAGGAGGAGCAACATCAAATTGCCCAAAGTCTGGAGCCTGTTGGCTTAGAAACTGACCGACACTCTGACCTGCACCTAACGCATCGTTAAAGTCTTGCTCAAACTGCATCTGTTGGGCTGAATCGCCTAAATCTTGTGTAGCTTCTAACTCTTCAGACTCTTCTGTTTCTTCCATCTGTACACTAGCAGTCTGGGTAATGATCTCTTGTTCTACTGTCTGAACATCGAAAAAGCCCGTATCTACCTGCTGAATAACCTGTTGCTGCTGCTGTTGTTCTTGTTGGACTTCCTGCTGTTGTACTTCTTCCCGTCTGACTTCCTGCATAGCAAGCTGTACATTGCTTATATCACCGTAAACCGCATCTATTTCGGCAACCGCAGTAGAGGCAAGTTGTTCTGTTACTTGAAGTAATTCAGATTTAATGTCTAAGGTATCAACGGCAAAGTTGCTTTGAGTGGTGCTTACAATGCCTACGCCGCCATAATTAAAAGACATATCTACCGATTCAGAGCTGGTAAAAGAGCTTTGGCTTTCCATTGTACTTTGCGAGTTGAAAGAGCTTTGAGCGGCAAAAGCGCTAGTCTGGGCCACAATGTTTAAAGCAAGACCAGTAACATCAAGAGGCGAGGCCGTAGGCTCAACTATTATTGCTACCTCTTCTACTTCCTCAATAATTTCTTCTTCAATGATCTCTTCTGCCTCTACAATCTCTATAACTTCTTCTGGCTCTTCAATTACTTCTTCTACTTCTACAATTTCAATAATCTCTTCGGGTTCTTCAAAGATTTCTTCTTCAAAGACTTCTTCGACTTCTTCAATAATTTCTACCACTTCAATCGGCTCTTCAAAGACCTCCTCAAACACCTCTTCCTCAAAAACCTCTACGATGACTTCTTCAAACACTTCCTCAAAAGTTTCTTCAAAAACCTCTTCTATCTCTTCAACTTCAATAACTTCCACAACCTCAATTACAGGTAGGTCATCAATTCCATCATCACCACCAAAGCCAAAATCATCCCCATTAAAAACATCGTTATCAACCACAACAACAATAGTATCTTGCCCAGTATTATCTTCATCGTAACCGTCTAAGTCATAACCGTAAAAATCTTCTTCGTTATAACCAAGCGCGTTATCGTCATAGCCTAAAGAGACAATCGTGTTGGTGTCTGTAGTGTCTGTGTAATCTACCCCGTCATCATCGTCATCAACAAAGTAATAGTCAGTTACGTCATCCCCATCCACAACGTCAGTGTATTCATCTGTAGCGTTTGAAGTAAGAACAGTGTCCCAATACCCAGAGCAAGACACATCATAACTGGCATCTGCCGCGCACTGTTGTGCTGTGTATGCTGCCTCATATCCGGTGCATTCAGAGCTATACAAAGCGTTAGCATCACACTGCTGCGTTAAGTAAGCCGCATCGTAGTTGCTACAAGAGGTACTAAACAATCCACTACTACTGCACTGACTGGCAAAGCTGGCAGCATAGAGGCTTCCCCCGTTCTCCAGAACAGCACCACCAAAAGTAGAATCCCATGAATCCCAAGTAGGATAAGCGTTGCTCTTGTCATAATATCTATAGGTTCTATGAACTGTGCTGCTGTTTTGTTCGCCAATCAATACGTCATGCTTGGCAATATCTAATGCGCCATAGCGGTATTCGTAACTGTCGTTAGCCCACAAGATCGCTTCAAAGTTGTTGCTCCCTCTATGGTTCGGATAGCTGTACTCTTTCATGCCGTACCAGCCAAACACCACATAATCACTAAAGGACTTAAACAACATCTTGGAACTGTTATTACGAATTAAATCAGTCCAAAAGGGGTAAAGCGTTTGATCCCTGTAAGGCAAAGGCTGTGGAGTGTAATCACTACAGTTAAGCCCTGAAAAGTTGACACAGCCATTAGTGGACATCTTTGCGCGTGTGTAATTGGTTCCGTAAAAGTCAAAGTCAAAACCGAAATTAGGACTCCAGCCAGAAACTTGGTCATCGCCAGCGTTCATGTTAGTAGTGCCTGACATTCCTGACAGGTCAATTAGCGCTTGCCCACTTTCGTAAATATAAACACTGGGATCGCTAGTGCTTGCGCCATAAGCTGTAGAACAAAACACCAAGGCTAATAACCATCTCATCTTCTGCCCCTGCTGCCGTAACGCCTGTACTGGTAGTCAGATTCTATTTCTTCCGGCTCTTCTGCTTCAGCTTCCCAAGCTATCTGAGCTTCTTCGCCTATTAACCCTTCGTAGGGACAAGGAGTTCCTGCCATTCGCATAGCGTCAAATACTCGTTCGTCCTGACACATCAGGCTTACCGCAGCCACTCGCATTCCCATGTCATACAGGGTCTTGCCTAGCTTAATTCTTTCGCAGTTTTCATCAGTAATAGAGCGACCCCCAGAGAAGCCAAATATCTGCGTTTGTATTGCTCCTGACACGCCAGTAGTACAGAGGTCTTGCGAGTAACTAGAGCCAATGCTTGGCGCTATTGCGCTAGGCGGTGGTGATTCTATTCGTTGAGTTACCCGCTGGCTGCTTGTTGATTGGCTTGTGTTGTTGTTTGTATTCGTATTGTTAGCCGTAGAGCTTACTTCGCTGTTTGATTGGCTAAAATCGTTGTTAGTGCTTACGTTATTACTGCTAGAAGTTTGATTAACAGTCGAGGTGTTAGTGTTCGTGTTAGTGCTGGTGTTCGTGTTATTAGAGGTCGTATCGCCTGTGTAGTTAGTCGTGTTGCTGTTGGTGTTATTGCTTACCGACGAACCCGTGTAGTTCGTGGTGTTACTGTTATCCGATGTTGAATTATTCGTATTGGTATTAGTTGAATTATTCGTTGAAGTAGAGACATTGGTGTTGCTATTCGTATTGGTGTTTGTGGCCGCAGATGTTGAATTCGTTGTATTGCTATTCGTGTTCGTGGTGACACCCGTATAGTTAGTAGTGTTGTTATTAACATTGTTTGAGTTAGTTGTGCCATCGTAAGTCGTTGTGTTCGTATTTGCGTTAGTGTTTACGTTAGTGGAATTGTTCGTGTTTACCCCAGTGTAATTCGTATTATTTGTGTTGTTATTGGTGTTGGCATTGGTATTAGTGCTATTTGACGTATTCGTATTTACGGACGTATTTGATCCCGTGTAGTTCGTTGTATTGCTGTTCGTATTGGTGTTGCTACCCGTATAAGTCGTTGTATTTACGTTAGTATTATCGTTTGAGTTGGTGTTTGTGTTGACGTTAGTGCTAGTTGACGTATTGGTATTTGTAGACGTATTGGTATTTACGTTCGTATTGTTGTTGTTATTTGTAGACGTATTGGTAGTGGTAGACGTATTAGTAGTCGTAATATTAGTGTTCGTGTCCTGGGCGAACACAGGAGAAGCCACCAGCAACAAAACGCTGAAAAATAATTTTTTCATCACTCACTATGACCTCCCCCTTATTTTAACTGTTTAACTTGGCTCCGTAGGCCATGTGACTGAATTAGGAAAACCACCTTGAGCTGGGACATCTCTTAAAGCCTGACGATAAGTTGCCCACGCAGATGGCAATGTAAGATCACTTCCAGCCCTCCAATCTGTTAAAGCTAACCTAGCATCTCGCTCAGACCTCACGTTAATAGCAAGCGTTTCATCCCGACTTGCAATCTCATCCTCTGACATAGCCGTAGCAGTATGAGCAAGAACCCATGACCCACTCACTAAAACAGGAGTAGTTGCATAAGAAAGCTTTTGATTGGCTCCCAATGAGGCTGTTGTAATGTTCGCAGGATATACGTTTACCTCTGCTAACATTGCTTCTGTCGGAGAAGCAGGAAAAGAAGTATTTGGGTTATCTTTTCTAAGTTGCTTCAAAGAATAAGGATACGTTTTTACATCCCCTCCTGAATCTAACAATACATAATCTGACATTTTAATTCTCCTTAAGGCAAACCAACAGGAACGCTACCAATAGCCAAACCTTCGACAACAGTTCCTGATCCCGGCGTTGTGAAATTTCCTCCCGTACCAGCATTTGTGCCGTAAGCATTAACCCCGTTTCTCATATATATAGCTGGAGCAGTTCCGGTAGGGGTTGTTCCGTCCGAACCGCAATCCACTGGCATTTGGAGTGCGCTATAAAATTTAAGCCTGTTAGCTTCAGTTCCAAAGTCAATATACTCAGTAGTCCAGAATATATTTCCATAATGCCCTTTAAAATTATTTCCGTCAGCAGTGGAACTTTCAATAAATCCTCCAAGGCTACAGCCGCCCGTGGTTGACATATTAATATTTTCATCAGTAAGAGTGGATACGGTTACAGTTTGGGATATTCCATCTAAATAAATTTTGCAATTAGAGCTGCTTGCCTGATCCCAACAGATAAGGACGTTATGCCACTCGTCTAAATCTACAGATACGGATGCTTCTGCATCACCAATCTTGGTGTCTGAACTGTTTTGAGTCTCAATTTCTACAGCTTTACTTTTGGAAACACTAACCCAGACTCTTTGATAATCATTAGGGCCAATAGCTAAAATAGTTTTACCGCTCTCATCTACCTCTGGAAAAAATGAAAAAGCCATTGACCAAGTTTTTCCGTCAGAAACACCCGTTAATGCAGAGCTATAGCGCATAATAGGTACGGTAGTTGCTCCAGAAGTATTGTTTATGGTGCGGCCAATGTACTCACTCATACTTACACTGCCTCGCCACGGCAAACTATACTCGGTAAGATTTCCCCCGCTAGACCCAAGATTCTTCCCCGGATTTGGTGCATAAACCGGATAACCGCCTAAAGGAGTTACTCCTGCGTCTTCTATAACTTGCGCTACAGGTTTGGGCCGACTATTGTCCGAATCCCAAAATATATTATCAGTTGCAAGCGCTCTATAAGTTTTTTCTATCCAACCTTCACCAAAAATGGCAAAAGAGCCGTCATTACTAATTTCTAGCCTTGCGCCATAAGTGTCATCAAAGCCACCAATGTTTCCACCACTAACCGTACTTGTGGTCGCTGTAGAGGTTAGGTCAGTTCCATTGACAAATACCTTACAGTTACCTGAAGAAGCTGAATCAAAGCAATAGGCAACATGATAAATCCCAAAGCGACCCAGAGGAATTACATAATAAACCTGCCCACCACCTTCAAAATTAAGCGATAGTGTTGTCCCTGAACCCATTTGACCCAGCACCCAATTACCGCCATTGGGGTTGTGCATAAGGTAACTTTCTCCGGTACTACCAGCCGCAGAATAAATAAACGAACCAGTAACTACAGTGGTTGTAGATGTAGAAAAAGAAGTGGTATTAGCATAATCGCCGGAAGTTCCCCAATCAGAAGCTACACAATTATACTGATTAGGCCCACGAGCCGACTCGTTAAAAGTACCGTAAGCAGTATAGTTTCCACCTGTACCAGAATTTGTAGCGGCAGCAGAAGCATCAGTAAACGCCATGTACAAAGGCGGGGAAAGGCTAGATGGATCAGCGGGGAAGCCGTCAGCGTCAATGAAATGACGGCGATTAACTGATGAACTCAGATCACGGTAAGTCATGTCTAGGAAAAAATGAGAAAGCCTGCCCTGAAACCATTGCTGTGTTGAGTGCATCTTTCCAAAACGCGTGTAATCAACTGTCCAATCAATATTAGCATCAGTATAAGTGTCCCAATCCACAATATCTGTGTTGGTGCTTACATCAACGTCATTTAGATAAACGTAACGATTACTTGCATTAGCCAGATCAACAGAAACCAGAACATTTGTCCATGTAGCCACCGGAACATTTATCGTCAACACCAACGCATCCGTTCCAGATGATTGACGCAGATAAAATTTCATATTGCCCGATACACTTGAGCTTGTGTCATATCGCATAAAACTGCGCGAAGTGGTGGTTGCTGTCCCACACCAAAAGAAACTCTGATTAGCGCCGCCGTCTGTGGTGGTATGCCACATAGGGCTTGGGTATATAAAAAAAGAAAGGGTAAAAGTCTTCGCGTCTGAAACATTGCTTAATTCTGATGTGCGTTCTAAATAGTTTGTTTGCCCATCAAAGTCAGTCGCTTCAGGGTCTGCCTCACCCGTACTTACGCCAGCCGCTGCTTGTAGTTCTCGCCTGATACTTGTCATTATGCCATTGCCGCCCCGGATAAGAATCCATACCAAATTGTACCGCCATCTACCGTATAAAACACCAGCACATCCACCCCAGACGATGTTAGTGTTGGTGCAGTCGCTGCCGCCCAATCTACACTGGCAGGCCAGTTAACAGTCTGGCTTCCACCGTTAGTGAGAGTTAAAACAAACCCGCATAATTCATCTGATGCGGTAGGGTTAGAAAAGGTAAAGGTGGTAGTTGATGTGTCTACTGTGCCTGTCACCGAATTACCATCGTTAAGGTCAATATCCTGCGTACCACCACCAATACTTCCTATAGCATTAGTAACTTCGCCGTAATCTTTAAGATTAACAGCAGAAACTGTTTGATCGCCTCCGGTTACCGCTCCGGCTAAGGTCACACCTGTTAGTGTAGGTGCTGTACCAAATACCAATGCTCCTGACCCTGTTTCGTCAGTAACAGCACTGGCAAGGTTAGCCGAGGATGGGGTTCCCCACCATGTGGCAATACCCGTCCCTAAACTGGTAATTCCTGTACCCCCGTTGGCTACGGGAAGAGTACCTGTAATTTGTGACGTAAGATCAACACTTCCAAGAGTGCCACCAAGTGTCAAATTACCAGAACTTGTAACTGTTCCAGTAAGCGTAATTCCATTAACAGTGCCAGTACCCCCAACAGAAGTAACTGTACCCGCTCCGGTTTCCGTAGGGTTTGCATCTGCCACAGCAGCGCCAGCCCCAGCACCGTCAGTATAGACATACTTTTTAGCGCCACTTGCCACATTAACTGTAGCACCAGACCCTTGCTTGATCGTAATAATCTGGCTACCTGTAGTAGCGTTTTCTATTATCCAGACTTTGGATATGGTATTAGGGCCAAGTGTCACTACTCTGGTGGTAGTTAAACTAACCGCCGAAGTAATCTTTAAATACAATGCGCGAGTGCCATCAGCGCTGGCATTTGGCATCGTAAAAGTTTCATTTGCGTCTGATGACATTTGCTTTGTGCCATACCCAAACGCATCGCTAACAAGAGACAGGTTAGTGTTGGTGGAGGTTCCCCATGTACCACTTTCATCACCTGTTGCGATCTCTTTCAACCGCAAGTCATTTGCATAAGTTGCCATTTCTTTACCTCAATTAACTATGGGACAGGTGTCCAATTAGGTGTTTGTGAAGGATTAAGATTACTCCATCCCGGTGTTTGTGATGGGTTAAGGTTTACCCAACTAGGATTTTGTGAAGGATTAATATCCTCCCAGACCAAGACTCTTCCTACTTGACCAGTGGCACTTAGACCAACCGCATCAATAATTACATTTGTAAATACAGTAACCGAGCCAAGAGAAGTTGTCGCGGAAAGCCCAGTGACAGGGACTTCAAGAACCAGCTCAACCGTAACACCAGATAAACCGCTAACTGCCTCCAAACTCCCAGCAGAAACATTTGCTTTTCCGGTAACAGACGTTGGCCCTGACAAGCCAGTAGTAGCAGCAAGACCTGTAGGATAAACCCCAGTTTGCCAAACTGGAGCTGCTATACCAACTTCACCTGTAGCGGCTAAGCCAGTAACCGTAACCACATCGTTGTGATGTACTGTAACCGACCCCACAGCAGTGGTAGCTTCAAGACTGCTTGGAAAGACTTCGCCTTTGCCCTGAACATTGGCTGTTCCGATTACACCAGTAGCTTCAACACCAGTTACATTAACTGTGGCTCCAGCAATGATCCCTGCCGATACAGTTCCTACTTGTCCAGTAGCGGCAAGAGAGTAATCTGTTTGCCCCCACGCGCCTTCACCGAAACCCTCTAAGCGACCCCAGCCGCTAAGATAAAGGATTTGATTGGTGTCTTCGCCCCAGCTTCCGTCACCCCAAGCCGCTCGACTCCAACCCACAGAAGACATCTAGTAGTCTCCTGTAATTAAGCGATGCGGATTATGGCATTAGTCGAATCAGCAGTAGGCATTACAATTTTAAATTCTCCAGCGGTAGAGGTTTTATCCCCTCCAAAATCCAGAATTACTACACTTGGATCACCAGCAGCGGTGTCATTGAAAATCATTGCGCCTCTGGCGGTGATGGTTGCTGTACTCCATGTAGAGTCAGCAAAATCAGTAAAAGCGGTAGTGCCACCTGTTGTGGGCGTTACGTTAGTTAACGCATTTCCTTTAGCTGTATAGCCGCTACCTGTCACCTCATTGGTAGCCGTATAAGCTGTAGTTGATGCGGTAAAGGAAGCGCTGTTGGTATACAGCGCTATATTAAACGTATTGCCCGTAGAATTTGTAAAGTTGTGTGTGCCTGTCAAAAGCTCTTGTTTAAAACTGGTACACATATAATTGCCAGAAAAAGCCATTAAAGTCTCCTTATCTTTTCTGCCAAAGAACTTTCTCCGGCATCTAATAATAGATTGTAAATAGTAGTTCTTTCGCTAGAAGCGCCCTGCTTAATGTAATGAAGTACAACGTGTTCTATGTGAGCTTTAAAAGCTTCGGCCTGTTGCCTGATTATCGGATCAGCGTGTAACGAAACCGAAATAATTTTATTGGCACACGATGCTGCTAACTCGTCAGGAGTAAAGCCTCGATGACTGGTGGTTTCT